GTTTTAGGCTTCTTCGGCATCTGCTATCTCCGGCATCGCATCAACATCTAGCCCGTGATACCCACTATCCTTGCTACGCGCCAAACGCTCACGCTCTTCTTGTGGGTCAAGCACACCCCTATCAATGTACGTGGCTGCGGTGTTGGCATCCTGCGCTCGGATACCCGCCAGTTCCGCCGCGCTCATTTGGTAAAGTGGCGCGAAATTAAAGCTGATGTCAGGGTCTATCTCGCCAAACAGGGACAGTTGCACCAGCGACAACACGGTTTCAATCGGTTTCCGCCAGTGGCTTTCTTGCTGTGCAGCTATCCAATCGTAAAACGCCCTTACCTCACTTTCTGAGCTGGCATTCAACCCACTGGGGCTGATACCCGTGAGGATGATGGCTGGCAGGCGCGATACGCTGCACATCTGCTCTTGTGCTTGAGATTGCAGTTCATGCAAGCCAGACAATGGGGTGTTGATCTGCACAAGCTCCTCACGCTCTTTGTCCAGCAGCATCAACCCCTTGTTGCTGCGCAGAGTCGTGAACAAGGTGGCTCGGTTAATCAGGTCTTGCCCGTCGTCGTCGCCTTGTAAAACCTGATCCATTGCCGTGGCAAGTGCCGTAATGGAAAAGTTGCTTATCAGGTCTGAAACGCTTTGCCGTGTGCGCAACCAGTTGTCAACGTATGGCTCGGCGAGTTGGCTCAGAGACATTCCGGCAAAGTTGAACGCTGGCTTTAAGATGTCAGGCAACGGGCGCGTGACGATGGTCATCAGTCGGGATGCATGAACCTCTTTGCCCAACACGTACCAGCCTGTTGGGGCGTAGAAGTCGGACGCGGTCGGGTCATTGCTGTTGTATGCCGCTGGTGTTGTCCAAATAGCCTCAATCGTTTTTATTGCGTTTATCGCCCCCGTACCAATGGTTTTGGGGGATAATATCAGCGGTGTTTTCGGGTCAGCACCCACGATGTCCAGATAGATTTGACCACGACCAAACAGGCAGTCATGTTCAGCCGCTTTCTGGATGACGCCGCGCAAGTTCAGCCGTTTGAATTCAGCATCAATCGCCTTGAGTTTTTCGCTTGCACTGTCATCATCCTGACTGGATGTCAGCTCTATCCATTCCCGCGTCAATTCCGTTGACAGTGCCGCCGCAAACGCCCTGAACTCGGAACGGGTCGCTAGTTGTGCCAGATAGGGAAAGCCCGGAAAGCCGCCGCCAGAATACTGAAACTCGGTATACGCTGGCGCATCCATCGCCATCACGGGCGCAGATGATGGGGCAACGCCGCGCAACAGCCGTGGGGGCGTAATCGGGTAATCGTAGTGCTTTTGGGGACTGTCTATCATCTGCGCTTTCGCTGCCGCTTTTTTCAAGCTCATCTCGCCGCCGCCTTGGTTATTGCCGCCTGACTAACTGACAGACGGATTGGGGTGATCAGTTCGGAAAATGCCCGTGACAGAGCGTCTATTTGGTCGTCATTGCTGCCGTTGGGAAACATTCGCATTTCGTCAATTAGAGCCGAATTCCAGCCGCCGCGCAACATTAGTACGTTTCCCACATTGATTTGAGCTGCAAAGGGTTCTGCACGGGTGATTTTATCGCCAGTTTCTGGACTGGTGTGGATGCGGTAGCCTGCCAGCTTGCGCGACAGGTACAGTATTTGTGTTTTCCCAGCCTGTCCGGGGTCTTGAGGGATGGATACCTTTACCGACTTGCCGTCCATCGCAGATGTGTTGACTAGCGCGTTATCCCGTTCATCTGCAAGCGCCTTCAGCCGCACCATATCAGCAATGACAAACCGACCATCAGCCAGCCTGCCCAGCAACCCGCCTGCCGTATAGTCACCGTCCAATGTCGCGGCAAAGTCCCAGCCTCGCACCCACGTAATCCGCTCGGCTGGCAGTGCATCTATAACCTGTATTTGCCCCGGCTTGAATATGCCGCCATCTAACGGGGCTGGTCGCTGCATGTATTGACCTGCAAACACGTAGGGGCTTGCCTGCTCCATTACGCGCAATTCAGCAATGGAATGTTTCTCTGGCCATAACGGAGAGCCGTCGGGCTGGATGGCAGGCAAGCACAGATGTTCCCACTCCTCGCCATTACCGCCATTCAGCAGCCAGCCACTCAAGTCGCCCTCGTGCAGACGTTGCATGATAACGACAATGGGCGTTTCCCGGCTGTTCTTTCGGCTTTCCAGCGTGTTCTGAAACCAGTCGATGACGTTCTGTCGCATAACCTCAGACCTTGCTTCATCGGCTTTGTGCGCATCGTCGATTACTATGCACCCGCCCCACCCATCCCGCTGCTTGCCAGCCCCAAACCCGGTAATCGTCCCGCCCGTTCCAGTGGCATACATCACGCCACCCGCTGTGGTCTTCCAATGATGCGCCGCTTCGGTTGCTAGCTCCACGCCGGGGAATATAGCGCGGTAATCCTCATGCTGCGCTAGGATGCGGATTTGTGAGCTGTTGTTGCCTGCCAGCATTGCAGAGTAGGAGGCATGGATGTATTCAGAGTCGGGATGACGCCCCATCGTCCAAGCAATGAAGTTGATCACGGCAATCTCAGTTTTGCTGTACCGTGGTGGAATATTGATGATTAGGCGCTTGCACTCGCCCCGGTAAACCCTCATCAAGGCATCCGCTATCTGCTTGTGATGGGCTGCGCGTGACCATTTGTAGTTACGTCGGCGGATGAACATCCAGCGTGTGAAATGATAGAAGTCATGATGCGCACGTAGCGACATTGCCGCGTGCTGCTCAGGACTAAACGTCATCCGCCAAATCCCGGCAGATTTGCTCGAATCGCTCAGGGGTCAGGACTGTGGTGGATACGTTGCCAGAATGCTGCATATCAACCGCTTGCTTTGGCTTGCCAATTGCCCTATCAAGCCACGAGTTTATAGCCTGCACTCTCACGCTTGCCGGGTTGTCCTCGTTTTGGATAATCTCAGCGAGCGTATTAATCAGCATGGGTACGCGCTCAAACATAGCAAGCCGCATCTCTTCTTTCGAGAGTGGCGTATCAGGTAGTTTGAGGCGTAATTGCTGTTTCATGTCCCTATCATAGCCTTAATTACCTCCAAAAAACCAGATTGCGAAGCCACGACAATAATACCGACAACCCACATTGCCGTGCGTGCTTGCGTGACAAACGTCCGTATTTGATCAGCCAGTGCCGATATTTTGTGCTCCGATTGACTGCCTGCAAGCTCTAAGCGGGTTAACGCCTCGCCGTGACGGTCTAATCGTGACTCTGCTTTGATAACGCGCTCTGTGATTGCGTACATTTGTTCCTCTGTCAACATGACATACCCATTAAATAGATGTATGTCATCATATTAGCTGATTTAGTTTATGCCAAGCCGATAAATTTTGGTTGGTCTGCTAACTGCTGCATAGGTCATCCCCAAGGAGTATTGTCAGACTCATCATCAGCCCCAACCCCGACAGAAGATACCGCTCTACTGCCTGCCACGTCCAGCCATTGTCCCCGCTGGCGGGTGATGTCACTTACAGATGATTGCGTAAATGCCGCCACAAGCCAAACCAGATTGAGCCATCGGCACGGGTTAGCAACACAGTGCCGTTGTGGTAGCGCTGGATGTGCATCTTAACAGACATATTAGCACGTTTTTTGCACCGTGCATTATCAGCCATCATTGTTGCGCTCTCCGTAAAAACGCCATGCCTAGACCGCCGATAACCCACGACAGACCGCTGATTGAGTAGTCGATAAACGGGAGGTGAGGCATACCAAAATTGTCGGACGCAATATCTAGCGCCCCCACGATGATAGCAATGGCTGCTGTGGTGTATGTGCCGTAGCCTTCGGGAACAAAGCGTGCAACCAGCTTGTAGATGCTGCTTTTCTCGACTTCGGCTTGAACATTGCTTGTAGAGGTCGGCTGCTGCACTGGCTCATAGATAGGCATTGTTTCACCATGGTTATCTGTGATGTATGTCACTGGTTTGTCGATTGGCTCGGCAACCACAACACTGCTATCAGTGTATTGCCCTAACCACATACTAACCTCCGTTTCGCGTCTAGTTTGCAATGCACGCAATACCCGACCACCAGCCTTGTCCCAGCGCCGCAATTGTACGGTTACGCTGTCAAAGTCGCCATCGTTAAGCAATTGTGCCAATGTTGACCGCTCAAGCGCCCCCTGCCCAACGTTAAACGTCCAGCTAACCAATGCGTCAAACTGATGCTGGTTAAGTGGCTGCTTGATAACGCGGCTTACTGCATCCTCGGCAACACCCAAATCATCAACCAAAATATCATGGATGGATTCATAGGATAGCGCTTGCTTGATGTCTATCACGCGCCCCCCCGATAGCTGGATAGCGCCGCTGGATAGTTCGTCGCGGGTTAGCAGATGCCCAACACCAATGGTTGGCAATCCTCCCGCGTCGTTATAGATAACCGCTTTGCTACCCTCAAGCTGCATAATCATCCGCACGCCCAGCGCTGATGTTTTGCTCATAAAAAATCCCCATTTGTTAGATGGGGATAGTATTGATTGATTTGGGGTTTTTATCAAGTGGGATTACAAGCCAAGTATCGGCAACACATCAGGATTAAACAACACAGTGCGATTCTTCACGCCTGCAATAATCCCCGCATCCATTGCTAATTGCGTTGGTTTGTACTGGATTCGCGCAGGGTAATACTCGCTTGCTGTCAGATAGCCTTTATCAACCAACTGGTCGAACATCGGCTTGCACTTGCGTGCTTCCATGCCCGTTAGCACTGGCAACGTTTCCGGCGATCTTGGGTCACGCTTGCGCATACTTTTAAGTTCACTGCTAAATAAATCAAGCTGTAGCGTTTGCTGCTCAATCACCTTGTTTTGTGCATTGACGCGCTCATAGATGCCATCAACCACGTCAAGGAATACGTCAAGAACATGGCTGAAGAACTCGGTGCTTATCCATAGTGCATAAGCAACTACTAGCTTTCGGCATACGTATGTTCCGCGCATAGCAGAGTTCCCGCCTTCAAAGGTTTCAACTACTTTTGAACTGCAGGGATTTATTGCTTGACTTTCCATGAGTCTTACTAAATTGGTTGTTGATTGCAATTGCAGCCAGAGTCCGGGGCGATGCTTAGCAAGCCCACCAGATGCTTTGTGAATGTCGTTGATAGAGTAAAGACCATTAGATGATTGGTTAATAGTCAGGTTTGCGATATGGATAGTCATGTTAGTGTCTCCGTGTTGATTAAGTGCTTAGTATAATACACAACAATAAACAACACAATCGCCACGCACTGTGATTTTCAACAACAACGTAGTTTCTGCATCTTAATTTTATGTTACCTTGATTTAAGGCTTGACAATCGCCACACACAAAAAAGCCCCAATCAAGGGGCTTTCTGCTAGAAGCAGCGCAATGTCGGATTATCAGGCTGCGCCGCCCAATACACCCATCCTGTCTTTGGGTGCCGTATATCTGTTGACCGCCAATGATGCTTTTTGAGCCGCTCCAACGTTGTCACATTGCGCTCTTTCGCCGCTAATGCCTTTGACCGTGGAGTCTGCAGGTTCAGCTTTTTAACACTTCCAGTGCTGATGCCGTTTTTACCTTTTGCGTTACTCATGTTGGTTGTCTCCTATGTGTTGTGTGATAACTTGCACGGCTTCCGCCGCTCCTTTGCATACTGCTACAACGTAGCCGGCTTTTGTTAAGCGGTCGTGCCAGTATTTTTGCTGTGGCGATACGCTACTGCCTTTAACGCGCTTCATCTCGATGAAAAGCTGCAATGATGGAAAAAACAGGTCTGGAATCCCCGCTTTAACCCCTTCTGCTTTGAGCTTTGTCGCAACAATCACGTTGCGCTCGCCGCCGTTGGGGATGGCAAAGTAGTCTAGCCCCGGATGGTTGATGGCAAGCCAGCCGCAAAGGCTGACCTGTTCCGCGTGTTCGGTTGGTACTTGCATTAGATTGAACTTAAGATGTATGTGTAGCGGCGGATTGCGTCCGCCATGTATTCAGCCGTGTCTAAGTCATCATTCTTCAGCGCGTGTAGTAGCGTTCCCGTAAGGATTCGGATTAGACGCTTCGCAGCAGCAAAGCGACGATCAGCCGCCAATTGCTCACGGCTCTTTTCATCAACTTTGTTTGCGTATGCGATCAAATCAGCCATGTCCCAGCCTTGGGTATTCCCGTTAACGTCCATGTGCTCGATCAAATCAAGCGTTGAATCCAGAAAATTGCAGCGCTCTTCTAAGATGTCGCGTGCTGTTGCGTTTGGGTCGTTAGTGTATTTAATGCGTTTCATTTTTTCGGTCTCCGTGTTGTGTTGTTGAAAGGGTAATGTGTCGATTGGGTAATCATCGCATAGTGTCGGGCGCTTGTCAAGATTATTCAGCATCCTTGAAATCGGCAATCTGTCTGTATCTGCTAGCAGGCTTTCCCGTCGCCGCTGCTACCTCTGCCAACGTGTGACCGAGCATCAGCATATTAAGCGCGGTGATTTTTTCGGCTTTGGTTATCTTGTTCGCTTCGTTGTATGCCTTAATTTGCGTATTACGCTTCTCTTTGTTCGCTTCGTAGTACGCCTTCTGATACGCCTTATCCTGCGCCTTCCGCTTCTCTGGGTCTTTATTCTTCATCTCAAAAACTCCTATGCTTAATCTCACAAAAATCACCCGCTTTCGTCCAAGCAATCGCGCGGGGCGTTTTGTGCATCTGCTTTTCAAACGCCTGCAATACGCCTTCTTTGGTTTTCAGCCCTGCAATGCCAAGATCAACCAGTATTGAGGTAGAACGCTTGCGCAAAAACGCACTGGACGCGACGGGGTTAATGTATTCCTCAACTTGCTTGCCGCCATCCAACCAATAAGTGATTCCCACGGCTTTCTCTGTCATGCGTGCTGTAACGCGCACAACCTGCCCTTCGTGCAACTCGGTCTCTTTGCGTAGCTTCTTGATTGCTACGCCCTCTGCTTTGAGTGCCAGCTTCTCGTTAGGGTCAATAAGCTCATTGCCACAATGCACGCATTCACGCGCCGATAAGGCGTTCTCACCTGCACAATTTGGGCATTCTCTAAAGTTCCATCTGTGAGAGCATTGGATAACCTCGTGTGCAGTCTGGCTCATCCCGCCACACCGCTGCCCCATGTGAGCCGCTATCGGTTCGCCGATCTCATTGATAATGCGCTCTCCAAGCGTACCCAAAAAATAGCCGTTAGCGTCTATCTCAAAACCGTCTGGATTAGGCTTGCCACCGAACTGATTAACATGGCTACAAACAGGGCAAACTACATCCAGCCGCTCGCCCTTGGTTGTCGCCTTGGTTCTAATCTCTGGGTCAAACACATCACCAGCGGGGGCGTGACGCTCCAAGTTTTCTGCATAGTCCAAAATCATCACCTTGCTTTTACCATCCAACAGTCGCAAACCACGACCAACAATCTGTAGCATCAGACCGGGTGATTCTGTGGCACGTAATATCGCTACAGTGCCGACGTTGGGCGCGTCAAACCCCGTTGTGAGTACGGATACATTAACCAAATAGCGTAACGCGCCAGCTTTAAAATCCTTGAGTATTTGCGCACGCTCTTTTTTGCCCGTCTCACCCGTCACAAGCGCCGTTTGATCTGCTGGCAATGAATCTACTATCTCATGGGCATGGTTAATGCTTGCCGCAAAAAACATGACACCTAAGCCCTGCTGTGACCTGCTCACTGCATCAGCAACTATGTCAGCCGTAAGTCGCCCCTTGCCCTCAAATACTTCAGCCACTTGCGCTGCGTCAAACTGACCGCGACTGTTAAGCACAAGCTCATTGCCGCCGTAATGCACGCCACCACTGTAGAACTCAGGCATTGTTAAAAAACCACGGTCGATAAGCTCACGCGTGCTTACGCGGTAAACCAGCTTTGCAAAGAATGGTAGTTTGTCGGGATTTTGGCTGATGGTTTCCGTCGGCATTGGCTTACCGTCTAAACCAAGTTGGTAGATGTATCCATCACCGAGACGGTACGGCGTTGCGGTCATGCCGATCACGCGCAAGTTAGGGT